TAGCGGAACAGGTACAGTCGCTCCATCAGGCTACTAATAGCTTGAGCCTTGTCGCTGACCTTGCCTTCGGGTAGGGTCAGCGCCTCGGCGCAACACAATTCCACAGGGGGAATTTATGAGATCACTATTTTTAGAAGGTTTGCAATCTGCTCGGGAGATAATCCAAAACAAAGGCATTGCACATCTTGATTCAATTATTGCTGAACTCGAAGGCGAAAAGATTGAGACCACCGCTTTATCGTTAGAAGTGGAAACTCGATGAGAGCAAAAGATCGAGTCTGCATTGGAATGGTCAACAACGGCACAATCGATGCTCTTCTTGCAATGGATTTGATCCACATCGCAAGAGAAAAAGATGGTCATTTTGATCACATGGTTCAAGTCGGCAATGTTGGCTTGACTACACGATCACGCAATGTCGTGGTCAAAACATTCTTGGAAACAACAAACGCCAACTGGCTTTTGATGATTGATTCCGATGAGCGCCTTTCACTTGATACTTGGCACAAGCTCATTGATTCCGCACACGATAAGGATCGCCCGATTGTTTCGGGTTTAATTTTCGCAGCCTTCTTTGATGGAGAAGATGCCCTCAGACCAGTTCCAACAATTTATTTGATGGATTCTGAAAGAGGTCTTCAACCGATCGATGGTTATCCGGAAAATCAACTCATCGAAGTCGATGCAGTCGGAACTGGCTGTATCCTGATTCACCGAAGCGTTCTTCTCGAAATGCAAAAACAAGCCACGCCAAATCAAGGAAAGAATTGGGCATGGTTCGTCGAAGGCGCAATCGATGGAACTTACTTTGGAGAAGACCTTCTCTTTTCCAAACGCCTCAAATCGATGGGATATAAAATCTTCGCTCATACCGGAGCGATACTTCCTCATCACAAACAATTTTGGTTGGATGAACGCCATCACACACCGATGCGTGATCATGCAATTCAACAAGCCAAAGCATGAGGATTGGCTTGACCCCTGCAAGACAATCCTCATGCCCTACATCACGACCATCCATAAGGAGAAAGAACAATGGCAAGAATCTCAACTACTGAGGCCAATCAAGCGTTATCAACGACTGGATGGTCTTATGTCTCACTTCACACAGCTGATCCCGGCACAACTGGCGCATCAGAAGTCAGCGGAGGAACTTATGCTCGCGTTGCAGTAACTTGGAACTCACCTTCCGGTGGTTCAGTTTCAAACAGCGGCGCACTTTCAATCAACCTCCCTGCATCAACAACCGCTTCTTACTTTGGAGTTTGGTCAGCAACAACGTCTGGAACCTATTACATCGGTGGAGCGCTTTCTCCATCAGTAACAACTGGAACATCTGCTGGTGTTATCACCATCGCTTCAGGTTCACTTTCAGTCACCGCTTCCTAATTTCAAACCTCTAGGAGTATCTCATGGCAACTCCAGTTACGGCCTCGGCCAGCCTTGGCCTAACTGGGGTCGCAGCGGATGGGTATAATTCTTATACCTACAACGCTGCAATCACTTACAACTATGCAACGCCCTATGAAGGCAACCCATATCTTTCATTCCCTGTCAGCGCATCGGGGGCAATTACTCTCAGCGCATCGGCAAGTTGCTCATTCGCTTATGCTCCAACTGCATCGGGTTCAATCACGATTGCAGGAAGTGGAACTGATTCTCTCAGTTTCCCTGTAAGTGCATCGGGAGCGATTACTCTCACAGCGAGCGCAACCGTATCCAATCCAGTCTTCACATCAACTGGTTCAGGATCGATCACTCTTACCGCATCCGCTTCAGATACCGAAACTTTCCCGGTCAGCGGATCAGGTTCATTCGCTCTCTCGGCGACAACTAGCAACACCCTCACTTTCCCTGAAACCGCTTCAGGAAGCATCACGCTTTCAGGAACGGCTGTCACAGGAACCGTCACAGCTTCAACTGGCTCGGGTTCAATCTCCCTTGCTGGATCAATTAGCGACACCCTCACTTTCCCTGTCAGCGCGTCAGGAAATATCAACCTTGTCGCAACGGCGGCGGTCGTTCTTGCCTTCACAGAAACCGCTTCGGGCGCTCTCTCGCTGGTTGGTTCTGCCTCGGTCGTAGAGACCATTCCAACGAGCGCAGGAGGCTCTCTAAGCCTCTCAGGAAGCCTTTCTGATACCCTGACATTCCCTCGGACTGGTAGTGGCTCTATCAGCCTCACAGGGTCGGCAACGGTCGCTTCTCTCAAGTTCCCTGTCAGCGGTTCAGGCTCAATTACTTTCTCAGCTTCCGCACCCGATACCGAGACCTTCCCGGTCAGCGGTTCAGGATCGGTTGGCCTTGCCGGAGTCGTTACAGACACCCTGACATTCCCAAGAACGGCAAGCGGTTCAATCACCCTTGTTGCCTCGGGAACGGTTGAAAGTCTTCGTTTTGTGACTACTGGATCAGATTCGTTCTCCTTACTAGCAAACGCAACCGACTCTTTGTCTTACCCTGTCGCTGCACATGGGATGATGGAGTTCGATTCATTAGCAATTCCACTTCATCAAACAATTCAAATTTTGCCTCGAGTCAGAGTTCTTTCAACGATTCTTTCTCGACAAAGAACCCTCACTTCAATCGTTTTCCGTCAACGCTCGTCAAGCTCTATTGGTAAGCGCAACCGAGATGCAAATGTTTAGGAGAAACAATGATCTATGATCTAGGCGATGTCGTTCCTCTAGGAATTACCATCACAGATGCAAATGGTCTTGTTGCCAATGCGTCATCGGTTACTTGCACAATTTATCAACCTGACAACACGACCGTAACTGGAACAGTTGTCAACGCCGACACCGGGCTTTACAACTGTGATTTCGTTCCAAGCCAGTCAGGTCGTCACTCGGTCAAATGGCTTGCAACTGGAACAAACGCTGGCGCTTTCAGCGATGATTTCACAGTTCGCGAATTCTCCGAGATTGGCATCGTTAGCCTTGAAGAAGTCAAGCAATATCTCAACATTCCTGATTCCCTTACAACATCAGATGAAGAGATTCGTCGCTTCATGGATGCTGCCAATGATCTTGCCGAGCAATACACCGGAGTCATTCTTGGTCAGCGCAGTTATACGAGCGAAGTTTATGATGGCGTGAATGCTGGAGAATTCATCAGAATTCGCAATCCAAAAGTCATCTCAATAGATTCAATCTATGAGAACGGCTCCTTGCTACCTTCATCGGCTTATTATGTCGATCCAACAGGTCAGCGAGTTTTCCGTATCGGATCAGACACTATCTATTCAACCAACTCTTATGGGTACTGGACTTCCGGTGTCAACAATATCGTCGTGAGCTACCGAGCAGGTTATGTGAACCCTCCAATGAGCGCCAAGCAAGGCGTTTTGGAAATCATCCGTCATCTATGGCAGACACAGCGCGGAGCGATGAATGTCATGAATCGCAACAACTCGGGTGACGAGATGTATTCAACGGCTACTTACTCGCTACCTCGTAGAGCTATGGAATTGCTTGATCCAACTTCTCTCCCGGGTCTTGCATAATGGCCACATCTGCCCTGCCTAATTTCATCAATGCCCTTGTAACTCGGTTGAATAACACTTCAACCCTTGCTGGAATCCGCATCTTCGATGGAATAGAAATTGACCTTTCCTATCCCGGCGATGCTATCGCTGTCGGTCATGATGGAAATACCGAAGGCGATGACATCACGCCAGCCTCGGCTCGTCAGGAATATATTCAACTCGGAGCAATATCCAAGTTTGAAGATGGTCAAGTCACTTGCGCCCTTTGGTCATGGGATGGTGGAACCGATCTTTCAGCTCGTCGAGCAAGAGCCTATGCCTTGCTTGGTGATGTTGAAGTTGCAATAAGAAGCGATGTGAGTTTTGGTGGAATAGTTCTTTACTCAGGCTTGGAAACGCATGAGATGACTTACCGTCAAACAAATCAAGGCGCAGCAGTAGTTGTTCAATTCACCGTTACCTACCGAGCAAAAATCTAGGAGCAATCATGGCGAAAATCAAAAATGTGTCACCTCTTGGTGATCTAGTTATTCCAGCACTCGGCCTCACCGTCAATGCTGGAGAGACTGTCGATGTTGCGGAAGACGCTGCCGCATCACTTCTCGAACAAACAATCAACTGGGTTGCAGCTGACATGGCTGCCGCCTCCATCACTACCCCTGCACCTGAAGCGGTCGCAGTTCCAGCCAACTAGGAGATAAATATGGCAATCGGTTCCGGTATTGGTTCGCAACTTGGAATTGCAACCGAGACAACTTTCAATAACCTCGTAACGGTCAGTCGATTTTATGAATTCACTTCAGAGAATCTCAACTACAACAAGAAGGTTGCAGTTGGCATGGGTCTTCGTGCCGGTGGTCAACTTCCACGCTCACAGCGTCGCGTTGTAACAACTTCAGATGTAACTGGCGACATTTCCCTTGATCTACCAACACGCGGTCTTGGCTTGATTCTTTCACAGGCAATGGGTACTTCTCCATCACCAACGACTGTCTCAACTGGCGTTTATTCCTACACATTCACCCTTGGCGATGTTTATGGAAAGAGCTTCACAACTCAGGTTGGCGTTCCTCAGTACGGTGGAACAGTTACTCCAAAGACAATCGGTGGAGCAAAGGTTTCATCTTTTGAATTAGCAGTTGCAAACGCTGGCATTGCCACAGGAAAGTTCAACATCGATGCTGCATCGATAACAACTGGAGTTTCTCTTGCAACCGCCTCTTACTCAGCCACAACCAATCTCTTCAACTTCTCTCAGGGTGCAATCACTCTCGATGGAACAGCGATCGCCAACATCCGCGACTTCCAAGTCACAGTTGACAATACTCTCAAGGGAGATCGTTACAACCTCGGTTCATCAGGCCTCAAGTCTGAGCAGTTGATCAATGGCTTCCGCAAGATTAGCGGAAAGTTGAACGCTGAGTTCACAGATACAACCCTTTTCAATAAGGTTCTTACAGATGCAAGTGCAGCGATTGTCCTAACCTTCACAGGCGCGACTATTGCTTCAACCTACAAAGAGACCCTCACAATCACAATCTCTGCCGCTAAGTTCAACGCAGATACACCAAAGGTTACAAGCCCGGGTGTCATCGATCTTGCAATGGACTTTGAAGGATACGACAATGGAACAGATGCTCCATTGACCATCGTTTATCAGACAGCAGACTCAGCTCTCTAAGGAGAAAAATGGCCGACGAATTCACTATTGATTCAGCTGAATTCAAAGCCTTTTACAAAGCGATGACCAAGGTTGATCCCGAGGTCAAGAAGTCAATCCGCAAGCGCTTGATGGATGCCGCGAAACCTATCGTGGAGGAAGTCAAGCAAGCGGAATTGAACATTCCAGCAACGCGTGAGGCAGGTGGAACTCGCAAGAAAAAGGGTGCAACCCTCGGACTTAGAGCTTCACTTGCCAACGCGACAAAAGCGGATTTCAATGGAACCAGCAAAGGCGCAGCGGTTCACATCCGCGTTTCCACAACTAAGTTCATGGCGGCTTCGGGTCGCCCAAGAACTGTGCCTTATTACATGGAAGGCCGCCGCAAGCGAGCGTGGCGACATCCTGTCTTTGGCAATCGTGAAGTTTGGGTGGCACAATCATCTCATCCATTCCTCGCGCCAACAGTTTTGCAACACAAAGAAAAGTTTGCAAAAGAAGTGACTGAGGCGGTCATGGATGCTTTGCAAGCAGTCACTCCAATCAAATAGAAACAGGGAATCATGCCATTACTTATCAGGGGAGAATCTTTCCCACTACCATCAGAAAATAACAATCCAGCTCCAACTGGTCGCGAGATTATTGCCATCGAAGAGGCTTTCGGCCTTGATGGTTTAACCTTGCTTGGAACTTTGGCTGATGATAAGCCTCACGCGAATTCTGCTTATTCCAAGATCAAAGCTCTTTACTCCTTGGCTTGGATTAGCATGACACGCGCTGGAAAGATTCTTTCAATTGACGATGTTTTGAATACTTATTCCATCGACGAAATTCGCCCGGTGGATGATGAAAAAAAATTATCAACCGCCGAAAACTAATTCGCGGCGGCGCTAAGAAAAGAATTCGGGATCACATTCCCTTGCTTTGCCACACTTATCCGGGGTTGACTCCCTTCAATGTGTGGGATGTAGAAATGGACATTCTCAACCAAATGATTGATCAGGCTCTCGCCTTGAATCGATCCGAAGACTAGGAGGCGAAAATGGCGAATGATACCTCGCTCACATATAGTCTTTACGGCAAAGATGTATCTGCATCCAAAGCCTTGCAGAATATCGGCAAAGAAGCTGAGAATACTGGCGGCCACTTTTCCAAAATCAAAGACATTGCGGCAGGTGTTTTCTCAGGCGCAATGCTTGAGAAGGCAGGAACGGCTGTTGTTGATTTCGCCAAAGAGTCAATCAACGCTTTCCAAGATGTAGGCAAAGAGGTCAAGTTACTTCAGCGCTACACAGGTGGAACCGCCGAGGATATGTCCAAACTTCGTTTTGCAGCTGAAGAAGCTGGCGTTCCAACCGAGACCCTTGCTTTGGCTCTTGGCAAGATGGCAAAGGCGGCGGCGACAACTGCTGGCGAAAAGAAGTTTGCAGAATTAGGCGTTCAAGTCAAAGATGTCAATGGTCACTTCAAAGATTCATCCGTTGTCTTCACCGAGGTCGCTGGCAAGATCGCAGCGATGCCAGCAGGTATCGAAAAGACCTCCGCAATCATGGCCATCTTTGGTCGCGCTGGAATGCAGCTTGCCCCATTGCTCAATCAAGGCGCGGCTGGAATTGCCAAGTTCGGCGAGGAAGCAAAAAAGATGGGCTTGGTTCTTAGCCAAGACAATCTCGACGCTGTTCAAAAGAACATTATGGCTCAACGCGAATTCCACGCATCCGTTCAAGGCTTGCAGGTTCAACTCGGTCAATATCTTTACCCTGCCATCACCGCAATCACTAAAGGATTTTCAGAGATCGTTCCAGTCTTGACTCAGGTGCTTCGACCAGCATTCAAGATGATCGGCGAAGTTCTTCAGCCTCTTGTTGGTTATATTCAAGAAGGTGCAAAGTTCTTGGTTGACCTTGGACTCAAATTCCAAGAAACAGGCGGTCACGCTTCGATGTTTGCCTCAATCGGCAAATCTCTTGGAACCGTATTCAACGACTTCAAGGCGTTGCTCGGAATCTTGCTTCCAATCCTCAAAGATATTTGGACTTTTATTGCAACCTACCTTGCTCCAGTTCTTTTGGATGTTCTCACAGTTGCTTTCAAGGGTGTTGCGATTGCAGCAAATGTTCTTGTTGATGTTGTCAAAGTTGTTGTGAACCTTCTCAAAGGCTTGGTCACGGTTGCCAAGGATGTTGGGATTGGCATCAAAGATGCTTTCTCGTTCATCGTTTCTGGAATCAAAGGTTATATCAATGGCATTATCACTTTGGTCAATGTCGTTATTGATATGATCGACAAGATTCACTTCAAGCTCCCTGACTGGATTCCCGGTCTTGGTGGTAAGGAATTTGGCATCAATTTACCCAAGATTCCAATGCTTGCTGAAGGTGGAATTGTTACCAAGCCAACTCTCGCCATGATCGGTGAGGCTGGCGCTGAGGCCGTTGTACCTTTGAACAAGGGTTATGGTCAAGGAATGAATATCACAATTCAAGTTCAGGGATCGGTAATTTCTGAAGGTCAATTGATCAACAAAGTTCGCGATGGCTTGGCTCAAACTATGCGTCGCAAAGGTGTTTCAACTTCAGTCTTGGGGATATAAATGGCAGCATTCAACGGAACCAACGCTCCTACACTTAGCGTTCAGTTTTACATCAATGGCTCTTGGGTAACTGTCACACAAACCGATGTGAGAGAAATATCAATCAAGCGTGGGCGCTCTCGAGCAGATCAAAAAAATGATCCGGGAGCAGTAACCTTGGTCTTTGATAATGTAAGCGGATTTTATGATCCTGAATACACAGGCTCATCCTCTCCCTATGTAGTCAGCGGAGTCAATCAACTCAAGGCTGGCGTTCAATGCAAGATCATCGCCACTTGGTCATCTACTGGATACACCCTTTTCGTTGGCTATCTTGAGACCAATACAGTTGACCAAGGCTTCTTCCCAACGGCAACAATGGTTTTCACCGATGGCATTGCATTGCTTTCCAAGATGTATGCCCAATCCCTTTCCGCGCCAAGTTATAGTGGTGAAACCACTTCAACTCGCGTGGGCAG